ACAATAAGATGTATGTCCTGGCTGATATGCCACGGGATGTGTGGCACATCTATAACCACGCCAGCGTTGTTGAAGGAAAATTTACCTTTGCGGATCCGAGTGAAACCACCCGAAACACTGCCGCGCTGGTGAACTGGTCAGACCCTGCCAACCACTATAAAGACACGCCTGAGCCTGTTTACGATAACGATCTGGCCATGCGCTTCGATTATCGTCAGCTCGAAATGACTGCGATCGGCTGCACCAGGCAGTCAGAGGCAAACCGGCGGGGGCGCTGGGCGCTGCTCACTAACGGTATCGGCGAGGTGGTGACCTTCAGCACGGGCATGGACGTTCCACCTGTCGGGGAGGTGATCGGCGTGGCTGCTAACGAGCTGGCCGGAAGAACTATCGGCGGCAGGGTGAGTGGGGTTAACGGCCGCAACATAACCCTCGATCGCGCCGCTGATGTGAAGGCCGGGAACCGGCTGTTTTTGAATCTTCCATCAGGCACAGCTCAGGCCAGAACCGTCCAGGCCGTTAACGGAAACACAGTCACTGTCACCACACCCTACAGCGAAACGCCGGAGGCTGAATGTAACTGGGGTGTGGACTCTGACGATCTGTTTATAGCGCTTTTCCGTGTTACGGGAACGCGGGACAACAACGACGGCACTTTCGAGGTCACCGGGACGACTTACAACCCTGATATCTATTCCGCTGTTGATACCGGCGCAAGACTGGACGAGCGGCCAGTCAGTGTCATTCCACCGGGGGTTCAGGCTCCCCCAGGAAATATTGTCGTAGACAGTTACTCTACGGTTAACCAGAACATTGCGATTACCACTATGCGCGTTGCCTGGGATTCTGTTCAGGGTGCAGTTGCGTACGAGGCGGAATGGCGGCGTGACAGCGGCAACTGGATTAGTGTGCCCCGAACGTCTTCTCTCGGCTTTGAAGTGCAGGGTATCTACTCGGGTCGCTATCTGGTCCGTGTCAGGGCGGTGAACGCCAGCGACGTTTCATCAGTATGGGTGACATCATCAGAAGTAAATCTTACGGGTAAAGTGGGCAATCCGCCGAAACCGGTCGGCTTCATCGCTTCTGATAATGTGGTTTTCGGTATCGAGCTTAGCTGGGGATTCCCGGCGAACACCGACGACACGCTGAAGACGGAAATTCAGTACAGCCTGACCGGTACCGAAGACGATGCGATGCTGCTGGCAGATGTACCCTATCCGCAGCGCAAGTATCAGCAGATGGGCCTTAAGGCAGGGCAAATTTTCTGGTACCGCGCGCAGCTGGTGGACCGCAGCGGAAACGAATCAGGGTATACAGACTTTGTGCGCGGACAGGCCAGCATTGATGTATCCGATATCACCGATGCCATTCTGGAGGACATGAAAGGCTCCGATACGTTCAAAGACCTGATCGAGAACGCGGTGGACAGCAATGAAAAAATTGCTGGCATGGCTAACGACATCAAACAGGCCAACGACGAACTGGCGCAACAGGCGCAGGAAATTGCCAAAAATGCCCAGGATATCGGGAAGGTTCAGACCAGCGTTACAAACCTGTCGAGCACGGTCGGAGATGTGTCTTCTTCTTTGAGCAAGCTTGAGCAGACAGTGGCGACGGCCGATACCGCGCTGGGCCAGCGCATCGATAACATCAGCGTGTCTGTGGACGGCATGGCGGGGGGAGTGAAGAACTCCGCCATCGCGATTATTCAGGGCAATCTGGCTCAGGTGGCCGCGCGCAAAACGCTGTCGGCATCGGTCGCCGGTAACAGCGCGCAGCTGGATCGCATTGATGAGGTGATCGTCAACGAGAAAGAGGCAACGGCGCGTTCGCTGCTGAGTTTGCAGACTGACGTGAACGGAAACAAGGCATCCATCAACAGCCTGAACCAGACGTTTTCCGATTACCAGCAGGCCACGGCCACGCAGATAAACGGCATCACAGCGACCATCAACGGGCATACGTCAGCCATTACCACTAACGCTCAGGCCATCGCGAACGTTAACGGGGATCTGAAGGCGATGTACAGCATCAAGGTCGGGTTATCCAGCAATGGCCAGTACTACGCCGCAGGGATGGGGATAGGCGTGGAGAATACGCCGTCCGGCATGCAGTCGCAGGTTATCTTCCTGGCTGACCGCTTCGCCGTTACTCACCAGGCCGGAGCCACGGTGACCTTACCGTTCGTTATCCAGAACGGGCAGGTAATTATCAGGGATACGGTAATAGGTGATGCCACTATCACGCGAGCGAAACTGGCTGAAACAATCAGCTCGGTTAACTACGTTCCGAACCAGTCTGGCCTGTCCATAAACTTTAGGACGGGCAAGCTTGAGAACTACGGTTCAACCGCGGGCGAAGGAGCAATGAAACAGACAAACGAAACTATAAGCGTGCGGGACTCCAACAATGTGTTGAGGGTGCAGATTGGGAGAATCACTGGTACATGGTGACTGGAGGCCTCTTATGGGGCCTCTTTTTTTTGAAAGAGAAAACTATGGCTGAATACGGTGTTCAATCCTGGGACACATCAGGCAAGGTAAATAACTATGGCATTAAGCCCGTCAGTGTTTGTGGCTATCTCCAGTTGGCCCAGAACCAGAAAACAGGCTCTTACTCCGTAGCGCTTCCACCGGGTTGCAGGCTTACCTATTTTCAGGTCATGAACGGTGATCAGTTTGGAACGAGTCGGAGGAAGATCACTATTTCAGGGGGAACCGCGACAGTGTCAGCAGTAGGGGATACCGACTACTCAGCAGGGACTGAGCCTGCGGCAGCGGCTTATCTCATTTTCCAGATCGAGAGGGCATAAATGGCGGAGTATGGCGGTTTACTGACAACGACGAGCGGGGAAGTATGGGTGACCGCGAACAGCTCGCCAATCGCTCTTCAGGCGCGAAAGACAGCGGCACTTCAGGGAACATCGGGGTTCAATACCAAAGTGACGCACACATTCCCCGCAGGTCAGCCTGTTGTCGCCTTCGTTCATTGCACGGTTGAGGTCGAAATCACTCAGACGATAAGCGGGAACACCATCACGATTGATTTTCTCAGACCGAATGCAACCGGCACAGCGTACGTTTATTTTTTCTCTATTTTCCCGCAGACAAAGCCAGACTACGGGCTGGCTGTGTGGGATGCATCAGGGACGCTGATTTTAACAAACGAAACGCGCACGCTGAGCGATGTTGTCACCCTCGGTACCGCCGGGGTGGATGCCAGCTCAGGATACAACATCAATACAACTCTGGCGGGGAAGTGGGCCTGTATGCCTGCCATGCTGGGGCTAATTACCGGGGTTATATCGGCTGGCGGACAACCGCAGCCCTACTCGGCCATATACAAGAGCATGGCAAAACTTGAGGGAAGCAATACGCGGATATTCGCCAGGCCGCAGACAACCCCAGGCGGCAACCTTCAGAACGTTACGTATTCGAATCTGAGGAACGTGATTATGGCCATCAACTGCGCCAACTATGATTGATCGTTTTGAGCGATCAATTTCAAATAATTGATCTACCAAATCAATTATATCCCGTTGATTCATATTGTTATTGTGTAGCTTCATGAATGCCCTGGGATATAACCACTATGAAAAATATGATTCTTTGCCTGGCGGTAGCGGTATTGCTCTCCGGTTGCGCTGGAGTTATTGAAAAGCAGCAACCCGTATGCACGGGAACAGCCCTGATTGGCGGACAGGAAAGCAGTGTCCCGATCTACGGAGTCCGTAAACAAAACAACCAGACACAGTACCGCGCCGGTTATCCATTTAACTGGACCTGGGTGAGCGCCAACACGTTCACCAGCACCACCTGCCAATAACTCATTCTGTTTCAAAACAAACCTCGCTCCGGCGAGGTTTTTTATTGCCTGGAGAAAATATGCTTTATAACACTGGCACCATCGCCATTAACGGAAATACAGCCACCGGCACCGGCACGAACTGGACGGCACCGGCCAGCCAGATTCGGGTTGGCCAGACGTTGTTTGTTCTTTCTAACCCGGTACAGATGTTTCAGATCACCGCCATCAACAGTGCGACGTCACTGACGGTTACGCCTGCCGCGTCTCCGGCGTTGAGCGGACAGAAATACGGCATTCTTGTTACTGATAGTCTCTCGGTCGACGGCCTGGCGCAGAGCATGTCTCAGCTCATCAACGAGTATGACGAAAACATCGGCGCGTGGGAGACGTTCGCCACCACCTCAGCAAACCAGAACATCACCGTTACCATCAACGGCGCTCGTGTAACCATTCCGGCGATCGGCAAAATGGTCCAGAAAGGGAGCAATGGGGCGGTAGGAGTTTCGGACGGCGGGACAGGCGCAACGAATGCTGCCGACGCTCGCACAAACCTCGGTTTAGGAAGTAGCGCGACAAAGGACATAGGAACCGCTGCCGGAAACGTCATGCAGGTAGGCGCATTTAACCTTGGTGCTATTCAGGCGGACGGTCCAACCCTCGATAATATGGATGGGTTCACACCTACCGGATTTACCTCACATCAAAATGATGGTCTGTCTCAATTGGGACTGAAATCCAATACCGGACTCACCTCCATCATTCTTAACCGGGGCAACAGGCCAACCCGAATACATCAGGCATACTCTCTACGTCGTACCTGGTTCTCATATTACAGTGGGAGCGCATGGGCCTATCATGAAGCTTACACTACTGGTAATACGACAAAATCAAGTGATGGTACTTTGAAGGCGGCGTCCCCTGTCGCCCGTATTGTTAAATCCCGTGAGGACTGCCAGCGTGAGGATATTGATTCTGACGGTTTCAGCTGGTGTGGAGGTGGAACTGCCAATGAAGAAGCTGAAGGGATCAAGATATCAAGACTGGATGTTGGTGTTTATGTCCTAACTGGTTCAGCGGGACTGGCCTCTGAGGGCTGGCAGTTATTGCCACCAATGGACCCGGGAGGGATGGGGGAGTTGGGTGTGGTTGAAGCTGAGCAAACCGAAAGCGGCGGTCTGACTATCCGCCTGTATAAACGCAAATACATCCTAAGCGATGAAGGTGAGATCATCAAAACCAAAGGTGAACTGATGGACGTGCCGGCTAACAGTTGGATCGATGTGCGTCTCGATATGCCTGAAAGCAGTGCCTGGAATCAGCGTCAGAAAGAAGCAGATGGGGCAGTATTACAGGAACCTGCTTCGTAAAGAAAACCGCCGCCTGTCGTATGCAAGAACAGGCGGCGGGTGGTTGCTCAGTGTTCATGCCCGAGCAATCGCCGGGAATAGTACCTGAGAGATAGCTAAAGTCCAACCTGACGGACTGTTGGAGAATCGGAAACCAACCACATATCGGAGTCTTCAAACATTTCCTCAAGCATGCGGTTCAGCTTTTCCCGATCACTTTTGCTGGCGTCACTATTTAAAGCGTTCGCCTGCATCGGCTTCACCTTCACTTCGGCATCAGGGAAAATCTGGTGCACTCGCTTCGTCAGCTCTGCCAGGATTATCTCCCTGGCTCCCACCAACCCATTGACATTACGCTTGTCATAGACCAGCTCAACGAACATAAAGACCTCCGAAAACGACTGTATTTTGAAAAGAGAATTTATACTGGTTATTTGTACAGTGTCAACGGTTTGGTATATAGCCTTTCGGAAGAGAGCTATGGGGCATGGATGGGGCAAAAAATGATTTTTAGGACGGTTTGGGGCATGGGTGGGACATGTTTACTCATATGAACTTTGGTGATTTTCATATGAAGTGAATTTTATGTGATTGATAATTCTAAAGAATACACATGCTCTTGGGCGTTCTTTAGTGATTTTTAAAATTGCCGCGTCACGCAGTTAAAATGACGGGCGTTATTAACTAACTTACTGATTTCAATAATGCTCTGGCACTGCTATGTATGCTTTGGGGCATCTGTGGGGCAAAATCCGCGAGCCTCTGATTCAGCATTGCGATCTGCTCACTACTGCTGTCTGCCATCCACGCACCGTATACGTTGAAGACCATCTGGGCGCTCGCATGGCCCATCTGACTGGCAATGAAGCTGGGGTTAGCGCCAGCTGACAGTGACCAGCATGCATACGTGTGACGCGACTGATATGCTTTCCTGTGCCTTATCCCTGCTCGCTTCATCGTCGCGTCCCATAAATCACCTATCGAGTCGACTTTGTAGATGATCCCCACCTGCTGACATCTTCTGACCAGTTGAGGGTTGAAAACAAATGTACACTTGTGGCTCTCAGTTCTGCCGTATTCGCGCAGTTGAACATCGATCTGATGCTTTTTTCCAAGCCTAGTCATTTCCGCCTGATTCCTCAGGACGTTTATTGCAGGCTGGATGAGGTGTATCACTCTGTTAGTACTCGCCTCAGTTTTCGGTAGAGTGAATTCACCCAGTTTTGTATAATTACGCCTGATTGTTATTGTTCCAGCTTCAAGATCGATATCCTCCCAGGCCAGGGAGGTCAGCTCCCCATGACGGACCCCTGTGTATACTGCGAGTGACCACAGGTTTTTCGTCTGCTGATGCCGGCATGCATCAATCAGGCGAATAAATTCGTCACGAGTTAGTGGATCTGGCTCTGCCCTGGCTTTTTTAAGAGGCTTTATCCCGTCGAATGGGTTCACCTCTAAGTAACCGTGATCTGCGGCAAACTGAAACATTCCGGCAATAGTTGTCATGTAATAATTTACGGTGACAACACTTCGTCCTTTTGCCGGGACCTTCCCCTTCATTGGCATCTGGTGACCGATCAGTAAATCTTTCCTGATATACAGTAATTCCTCTTTAGTCACCGCCGATACCAGCCGATTCCCCCCGATCCTTGGCACCATATTCCTTGTGACCGACTCATAACGGTTGAGTGCGTTCGCGCAGATTTCCATTCTCTTCAGATCCAGCCACTTTTCGGCAAGCTCTGACACTGTAATTTCTTTCTTCCCCACCCCAAAAGTCTTGAGGTTAGGGGAGTCCGGAAACTGTGCCGCGTACTCAAATGTGCCTGTTCTGATGGCAAAACATACCGATGTCCGCAGTTCCCCGGCGATCTTTCTGTTCTTAGCGGTGTCAGGGACACCGAGGCTCTCCCTGACACGCTTACCTTTGAAATTAAACCAGATGCGCAATGTGCCACCGTGGTTTTCGACGCCTGTTGGATATGTAACTTTATCCATTGATTCCTCCAGACGCCCAAGAGCGATATGAGATTACCTTTTTCATGGCCTCAGATCACCCAGGCTGTTTGTTTTTCATTGAGGCCACCCACGCATCGACCGCTTTACGGTTGTACATGCACTCGCTGGAAGGTTTCGGATTTCCGTCCGGTGAAACGTGCACATATTCCCGCCCAACCATCCAGCATTCTTTTCTGGCCCGGAGGATGGTTCCGGGCTTGAGCCCGGTAACCGCAATCAGAACCTTTTCGCTAACCCAGTCATTCGGTACCAGAAGAACAACGTCGCTCATAATCACCTCACACTACATCCAGGCCACGGCAGTGGCACCACACTTCAAACATCCGCTTAACCACTTCCCGGCAATAAAGCCCCTGAATATCCCGTGTCAGGTCGTAACGATTTCCGTATCGCATACGTACCCATATTTCAAACGCTGTATTCATCGTGCCGCCTCCCTGATTGCAGTTCTGTAAGCGCGTAATGCATCACGGCTTTTACCTGAAATAACTGTTTTCAGGATGAAAGTTCCGTGCCGTGAACGCACTACGGCTGGCACCAGAAACAGAGTGTTTTCAACTACCCTGTTATGCTTCCGGTACTCGAATACGGTGCTGGAGATAACGATATTTGCTACAGCGCCATAGTCCTGGTATTGGATTTTCATTCAGCGTACCCCGGCAGGCTTTGTTGCTTTGAGTTCGTCACGTTCTTTGACGTAGCGCTCGTGCATCGCGTCCCATTTTTCACACCATTTTTCCATTTCTCGCTTGCGCGCCAGAATACGACGCAGACGGCGAACACAACGCTGGTGGGCGGCCAGATACTCAGCCTTTGTTTTCCCGTCTCGCCATACCTCCATATCATCGCGATCAATACGCACCCGTGGGTGACGCTGCGGAAAACCTGAACGCTCAAAAGCTTCGGTGGTCATGAAGAAAGCCAGATAGCGGATCGCCGTATCTCGCGTGAAGCATTTTTTGATACGACCGTGGCGTACCGCCACGTACAGAGGTCCAGCTGGCGTATCATGTTTCTGTAATGCCAGGTCAATCATGCTTACGGTGCGTTTATCTTTCATTTCCGGTCCTTAACTTTGCTGTATCGTTCGTGACTCATTACTTCCCAGTTCTTGCCGCCATCGCGGGAGAGTAGCCGCCAGCGATGGTTAACTTTGAGGCTCAAATTCCCGGAGCCGTGCATTCGGCAGGGGTGAATGCGCCTTGCCCTGAACTGGCTTAAAACGTGTACCGCTTTGAGGTGAACCCACTCAGGAATTCGTATCGCTGTAAGTGCCATCAGATCCCCCCATTTCATGACCCTCCGTTTTCGGAGCCTCCACTTTTTGTTTTTTGACGAACTCAACCAGCTCAGAAATGAGCTCGTCGATTAATGCCTTTCCGCTTTCTGTCAGGAACTCACCGCTGCCATTCACATCTACGGCGTTGCTGTAAATTCCTCTGATGGCTTTTACGCCGTCAATATTCCCGTATTCACTGAGAGCCAGCTTTTCGAATCGTCTCAACAGACCATCAAGCAGTATTTCTGTTAATTCGACGTTGTTTATTCCCCCCTTAGGCATATTAATAATGATGCAGGTGCTTCCGGTTTTACGCTGGTGGCGTAATAACGAGGCTTTAAGTATTCGGCGTCGATATGTTTCTATTAATTTATCCATTGCGCTGTTCTTCCTCCAAACTCATAACTATTTCTTCCTCCTTTTCGGTCCATCCGTGAATCTCAGCGGCCAGGTCATAAACCAGAGCACATAGAGTTTTAAGTTGAAATCGGTCGAGCTTGTCGTGATATTCATATAATGTTTGCGACAAACCAGATAACTGTTCTGCTTTGATATTCACACCCTGAATATCCTGCCTTTTAAAATGCTCATAATTACCGTCCATATGCTTTTTTAAGGTAAAGTCGAGCGATTACCTCGTAACCGCAGGCCGCATAAAGGCATGCTGTTCTATATGCCGATTTATCAATGATGAAAGTCATACGAAGCGCCTCACAGCCAAAGAAGCACCACCCGACCGTAAATTTTGATTTCTTTCTGTTCATCGGTATTAAGGATGAAAGTTTCGTAATGATGGTTATCAGAGATGATTTTTAATGAGCCATCAGCTAATGGCTCAATTCTCTTAATGAAAAGGCATGGGCGACCAAAAGCATCCATTGTGTAAACATAAATGCCAGAGGTAAGCGCACGTCCACCGCAATCAACGAAAGCCACAACCTCACATGGTTCGATGGTCGGCTGCATTGAATCACCTTCCATCCGGCAGCTTTGTACGCGGTTGCCAAAGTCATTGATGTTGTCAGATCCGAACAGCATTTGAGGGGTTTTAACTGGCTGATTAATTGCGACGGAATTTTGCATTTTCATTTCCTCAGGGTGAGTTTTTCCCCACCCTAAAAGGTGTTAATTTTGATTAATTGAGTTGGTTAATTAATTGGTTAGTTAGCTAACAGAAAACATTTTTTTAATATCAGGATGGTCATCTATGATTTTTTTAGCATCATCACATGCTTCTTCATAAGACTTGAAGAAATCAACCAGAACAAAATAATTATCTACACGTTCGTAGATAGCGAATTCCAAACCATCAATAAAAGTTGTGTTAAATTCGTAATCAAAATCATTCTGATGAGGCTGTGCAGCTCGTAAATAAATCCAGTGTGAATTTGCTGCTTTAAGCTTGGCGTGGATATCAAATGCCTGGCTCGCTGGGTTTGGTTGGGAGGTTGTATTCATCTCATTGGCTCCGTTGTTTGCCGATGAAATGAGAATACTTAAGTATTAATTGGAGGTCAATGGTATTAATACAAAAAGAATAATAGATTTCTTATGTATTTGTTATTGAAGATTATTTTAGTAATAAAAAAGCCGACACTATGGTCGGCTTGGTGCTTTTTTGGTAGCAGATCAGAAGATTGTTGATACCCAAAACAGCCTTCCTAAAACCTCAAGAC